GCTGGGGAGCAGTCGTCTTTGCGGCCGGGGGCGATGTCCGCGTGGCGGAGGATGTTGGCGAGGGGAATGTTGTTTTCGCGGAGGATTGGGAGGAGATATTCCACGGCGGAGAGGAGGGCGTCTTCGGAGAGGGGCGTGGTGTAGGTGTCGCCTTCCCATGCCATGCCGATAGAGAAGCTGTTGGCGTCTTTGCGGCCTTGCCACGAGGAGACGCCGGCGTGCCAGGTTCGCTGGGTGGGGAGGGCAAGGGCGGTTCGTTTGCCGTTGCGGGCGATGATGCAGTGGTAGGAGACTTTGCTCACGGGGTCGCTGCACCATGAGACGGATCCGGCGTAGGCTCCGCTCGTGTGGTGCAAGATCACATGAGTGGGCTTGATCACGCGGCCGGCTGAGATGTTGGGGGTCCGCTTGTTGGTCTGCTGATAAAACTTTGGCTCGGGCTTGAGGATGCCGGAAGTTTTGGCGGGGGAGGTTTTGGGTGGCTTCGCGGGCTTCGACTCAGGCGCTGGCGCGGGAGATTGCGCGGGCTTTGGCAACATGAAGAAGCGGGCGAGGAGCGAAATCATTTGTCCTTCAGAGCAGGCAGGGTTTTTTGGAACTCGCCGAGGGCGTTCCAGAGGTCGCGATTCGCGGTTTCGCTGTCGGTCAGGCGTGGCTCAAAGCGCACGGTGGCGCGGATGTGCAGCGTTCCGGCCTCGCCGATGCGGTCGCCGAAGGGAGGCATTGGGACGGCCACGCAGCTGGTCAAGAAAGCCAGGGCGAGGAAAAGCCAGCCGAGGATCATGAGCACGGCGGCGACCTGTTTGGGGTTCATTTTCCTTTGCGGAAAATGTTGATCGTGCCGACTAGGCCGAGGCCGGCGGCGATGATCTGGTTCTGAAGTTCGGGCTCGATCTTCACGCCGAGGGCGACGGCGACGAGGATCAGGCCGCGCCAGGTGCTGTTTTCGCTTAGACGATCAAGGACAAAGAGGATTGCTTTCATTGCTTCGCGGCGGGGTGTCAAAGGATCAACGGCGCTCGAGGCCACGGATGCGGCCTTCGTGGTCGGCGAGAAGCATGTCGTGGCGCTTGTCGGTTTCGGCGTTGGCTTCCATGCGGATTAGGACCGCCTCGATTTTTTCCACGCGTCCGCTGAGCTTTTCGGATGCGCCTTCAAACTCACTGCGGCTCACGAACTGGCTTTGCAAAAGAATCACCACGAGTATCCCGATGGGAGTTACCCACCGGGATGCGAGGTCGAGGGCTTTGGCGACGCTCTCGCTCATGAGTTCGCCTGGGCGATGAGATTTCCGACGATGGCCGTGGTCGCGCAGTTATTGAGGCGCTCGGTGTTCAAGGCCGAAACTTTCGTGAGTTCGGTGCTTAACTCGGAACGCACGGCTGATGCCACGGTGGCCGCTGAAGGTGCTGCGACCCCGGCGATGGCGGCCTCGAGGAGGCTTTGGTCTGCAGGATCGCTTGGCAGTGCATCGGTCTTCGCCTTAATCGCGGCGACATCGCTGTTGGCTGGCGCGGTGTAGGACGAGCCGGCGAGGCGGGTTCCGACGGCGACATCCAGTTTTGTGGAATTGGCGTCGATCTCCTGGCGAATCTCGACCGCTGTCGGTCCGCTGGCGCTGGTGAGCGTGCGGGCATTGTAGTCCCAGATGTCGGCGGGAGTGACTGATGCCGGCGCGTTCGTGAGGTTTGTCACCGTGGCAAGCGTGCCGGATGGCGAGAGTCTCGAAGACACCGAGGCATCCAGACGCCCGAGTTCTGTTGCGAGTTCAGTTCGCACAGCTCCGGCCACTGTTGAGGCTGATGGCGCCGAGATTGTCGGGATGCTGTCGAGCTTTCCGCCGGTGCGCTCGAGGTCGGCACGGACGGCAGCGACGAGGGAGACTTCGCTGAGGTTGGTGTTCCCGATTGCGCCCACGATGGCGTTGAGGACGGCTTGGCCGTCTGCCTCGTTGAGGAGCGAGCCTTCGACTGCGGTGGCGATTTGCGCTGTGGTCGGGATGTCGGCGACGGCTGCGGGCGAAGCCGGTAGGCTGTCGGTTTTGCTCTTAATCGCGGTGATGTCCGAGTTGGCTGGCGCTGTGTAAGACGCCGCGGCCAAACGGCTCGACACCGAAGCATCCAGATTACTGATCTCGGTCAATTCCGTGCGCACGGCGGAGGCCACAGCGGCGGCTGTTGGTGGCGTGCTTGGCGCGGTGTATGCCGAGCCGGCCAGCCTGCTCGACACGGAGGCGTCGAGATTGCTGAGTTCGGTCAGCTCTGTGCGCACGGCGGTGGCTACCGAGGCCGCGCTCGGCACGCTCGGGAGGTCGCCGGTCGTGAGGGTGCTGGGGGCGACTTCGGCTGTGCCGTCCCACACGATGCTGCCGCTGCCGACATTGGCGGAGGAGGCGCGGAAGGCGATTTGGTAGGTTCCGGCGCTTCCTGCCATGTTGCCGCTGTAGAATCCGGTGCTGCCGACTTCGGGGCAGCTAATGGCAGAGCCTACGGCGGCTCCGGATTGGTATGGCTGGGCGGTGACGGTGAGGCCCGATTTTGCGAGCGCGATGTTGAGTTCGTTGGCCATGTTTTTAGGAGTTTAGGATGGTGAGTGTTTCGGTGAGGCAGTCCTCGAAGGAGTGCGGTGCGGCGGGCCAGTTGCTGGCAGCTGGGGCAAGACCGCTGGCGATCATGCCATCAAGCCAGCCCTGGACTTCGACCAGCTTGGGCGAGGATTTCGCGGAGGCGTCGAGGCGTAGTTTTTGGTAGAGGAGCGTTGTGCTGCGGTTGCCGCCGTAGCCTTGCGAATCGGTCCATTCCTCGGCTGTGTAGGTGGGAGCGGCTGGCGTGACCCACTCGCCGTCTTGCCACACGGCGTCTTCGCTGGGTTTTGACGGGGCTGCTTGCCATTGCTCGGCTTTTGGGTTCCCAGCTGCGATGAGTGCGGCGATGTAGCTCTCAGGGAGTTCGCGCAGTTCGTTGGTGGTTGTGTTAAGGTAGAGGCTCATGGGTAGATTCTTGGATGGTTGGCAACTGTTGCACCGTTGTTGTTGGTGATGGTGAGACCGCCTTTTTGGTCGGTGAGGTCGCGGACGAGGGGCGCGTAAAAAACGAGTGACTGAGGGCGCACTTTGTCGCAGGTCATCCCCTTGGCGAGGGAGTCGATTTCGGCGGTGGTGAGGGCGGCATTCCAGAGACCGACTTCGGCGATCAACCCATTCATTCTATTAGTTGCATTCGTTGCATTCGCGCCAATTTGAGAACGAGTTAAAGTAATATTATTTTGAGTGCTTGTATTTGTTGAGCTATTTCCACCATTGATATATGCAGTTCTATTATTTAAACCTGTCCATACTCCTGCCGCGTGGTTCCATGTGTTTGCGGTATATCCTGCGGTAGTATATGCAATATGTAATAACCCAGGCCCTCCAAAATCAAACGCTCCAACAGGATCTCCTGCATTTGCACCAAAAATGGCAAGTGCAAAATAATTAGCTGCTGCGGCGGAGACAGAGACCAAATAGTCGCTTGTAGTAGTCTGGCTTGCGTTAAACCAGCAAGCCATGGTTAGTGGAGGCCCACTTACCGGAGAACTTGTCATGCTCAAATACTGACTGCTCGCCGATGTGAAATTGTAAGCCATATCAAGCCATGCTCCTTACTTCGACGGCGATGAGTTCGGCATCACCTGTCATGGTGTCGTTGGTGGCATCGCTGCCGACGCGAGAAATTCTGATGCGGTAAGGCTCACCAACCGCCACGCTGTCGATTGTGGAGAGTGAGATGCTGGTGGTGCTGGGAATGCCGCTTGTGCCGTTTGCCGTTCCATTTCCTTCGGCTGCGGTGTCGAAGCTGTCGGCATCGAGGTCGGTGTTGCCGCGCTCCAATGCTACGCGCCAGCGCACATTGCCGGTGGTAGCGGTGGTCGCCATCCATGCGATTCGCACGCTCAAGCCGCTGGCGAGGTCTGCCGCTTCGGGGATGATTGACGGGAAGATCGCGCTCTCGATGGTGGCATCGTCAAAATCGAGGACGGCAACCGAGTTGCGCGTGTCGAGCGTGGCAAACAGAGTCGCTGGCGGCGAGCTATGGCGCGGGGTGAATACGGCGAGGGTCTTTGTGCCGGATGCACCGGAGAGGATGGGTGTGGCGATCATGGTTTAGCTGTAAGAAAGTGAGGTTCTGGAAGACCACGCGCCGGTGGCGCTGGATTCGGTGCTGGTGGTCCCTGCGGCGTTGAAGATGGTTCGGGAGATTTCCCAGTTGGCGCTGTCGTAGACGCTGCCGGTGTTGGGGAATTCCGAGTAAAGGAGAAAGCCGAGGTAGGTAGTGGTGCCGTCGCTTGAGAGGTCGAAGGCCCAGACGCGGTCGGGGGCGTCTTTGGTGCCGGCAAGTTTGTATATTTCGCCTGTCGCAGGATTGCGGCTGTAAAGACGGCGGTCGGCGTGGTTGATGGCGATCTCGCCGAGGGCGAGAGTTGGCGGAATTGCTCCGCTCTGGACCGACTTTTTCGGAATGATGGTTGGATTTGGCATGGGCCTTTTTTTATTCAGCGGAAATTTTAAACTCCCCCGCTTGGCGAGGCGGCATAGGCCGCCCCGCCGGGGAGTGGTTGCGGTTAGTAGGTGCCGCCGTCGATGCTGGCCTCGAGGCTGTCTAGGCGAGCGTCGAGCGCGTCGTCTGCACTGGCGCGGGCGGTTGCCTCGCTAGTGATGTTCGTCTGCAAGCTGGTGTCGGCGCTGGCGCGGGTTGTCGCTTCAGCGGTGATGTTGGACTGAAGAGTCGTGTCAGCGCTGGAGCGTGTGCTTGCTTCGGCGGTGATGTTCGACTGCAGAGTCGTGTCGGCGGCTGCGCGTGCGGACTCTTCGGCGTTGATGTCGGCCTCTGCTGCGGTGACGCGGGTGGCGAGGGCTGTCGCGGCGGACTCAACGGTGTCGATGCGGCCACCGAGGGCGGTGTCGGCATTCGTGCGGCTCGTCACTTCGGCTGCGAGCGCGGCGTTGTTCGATGTGACATAACCTGCGAATGCGGAATCGTTGGTCGTGTCGACCGAATTGATCAATGTGACGATCTCGGCGAAGCTGTCTTTGTCGGCATCAGCGGCGGAGAGGATCGCATCGATGCGGCCTTTTTCAGTCGTGATCTTGCCGTCGAGGGTCGTGTCTGCCGAGCTACGAGCGGAAGCTTCTGAGCTGATCGCGGCGGCGCGGTCGATGATCTCTTGAGCGAGGTTTGCGGCTACAACGCCTTCGGCTGCGGTGGCGCGGCTGATCTCGTTATTGAGGTTTGTCGTGAGGGTCGAATCCGCTGCGGAGCGAAGCGAGGCCTCGGCTGCTACGGCGTCAGAAACGAAGGTCTTCTTAGCGAAGACATGCTCGCCGCCGATTGGCAGGACGCCTTCGGCTGTGCCGATGAAAAATGACTTATTTGTGGAGTCGAAGGCTACTTCCCCGACTTGAAGCGAGACCGGCGTGCCGGAACCGCGTTTGATGCGAATGATAGGATTAGGCATGACTAATTAGGTGGTGTTGGTGGTTTTGGTTTTGGCTGTTCGTGGTGGGGTGAGTTGTCAAAAATTGCCAGCGTCGATGACGGGGATCATGAGTGCGTAGGCGGCTGCGGTGGTGCTCCAGCGGTAGGGCATCCCCTCGTCAAGGGCCATGTAGAGGCGGTCCGGCTTTCCGCTGCTCGGAAAGCTCGAGCGGCTCGGGTATTCGACGATGACGGCGGGGAGTGTGAGGTCGAACGATGAGAGATCGAGCGTCTGCCGGATGTTGGATTCGCTGATCGTTGTCATGAGTAGGCGAGCGATGTGCGGTTAGCCCACGAGCCGACGGCGGTGGTGGTGGCGAGGATTTGGCCGGCGGCGTTGAGGGTGCTGCGGCGGATGGTCCAGGTGGTGGCGGTCTCGGGCAGGGCTGGCGCGGCGGGGCGGTTGGCGTTGAGGAGGCGGCCGCTGTAGGTGGTGAGGCCGTTGGCGCTGATGTCGAAGGCGTAGAGGTAGAGGGTGGGATCGATCGGCGGCTGGACGGTGCGGAGGCCGAGCGCGGTGCAACTGATCTGCATTCCGCTGGCGGGCGGCGCGTCGAATGTGATGGTGCCGGTGGCTTCGCTGACGAGGTAGTCGGTGGTGGGGGTTTGCGCGACGCCGTTGAGGGCGACGAGGACATGCTCGGGATCGCTGCTGACTAGGCCGTCGATCGGGAAGGTGGTCGAGACGCCGTCGCCGATGCGGACCGTGGTGTTGATCGAGAGTCCGGGGGCAGCGGCGATGATGTAGGACGAAAGGCCGGTTATCTCGGTGGCGGCGTGGGTGTGGACCGTGTCGGCTTTGCTGGCGAACTCGGCGGAAACCCAGAGGTCATAAGCAGGCGAACCAAGCTCAGGGCGGAAGAGCGCCCAGGAAAAGTGACCGGGGGGATAACCGGGGTTATTCGGGTTCGAAACTCTTTTGTAGAGGAGGCCGTCGGTGTAAGTGACGACATCGCCGTATGTGTAGTCGAGGCCGTTGTTATAATCTCCGCGATAGGTGACAGGCTCAGGCTGGAGGGCGGTGTCGGCGAGAGCGCCTTGGGCGGCGGTGGCTTTGCCGTCGAGTTGGGTCTGGAGCGATCCGATGCTGGCGGCTGCCTCGGCGATGGAGTCGAGAGAGGCAGGGTCCAGATTCGCGGCGAGGTAGTCGATCCTCTGGCCGAGGGCGGTGTCTTCGGTGGCAAGGGCGGCGAGGTCGGCATCGAGGCCGGTGATCTCGCTCTTGAGGTGCGTGTGGGCGGAAGGTGCGAAGGT